CCAGCAGCGTACTTGATGGGGCCGCGCTTCTTCTCTTTCATCGCACCACCAACCATGTAGCCTAAGTCTTCGGGCATGGTTATGGTGCCACCATCAGCACGATTACCCACTGAACCCATCCCAGATATGATATCTGCTCGTCTACGATCTGCATCCGACACGTTTCTGCTGTCCCCCTCACCAAACAATCTCCTTAGAGCTTCCTCCATATCTTCTTGAGAAAGTGTTTTTTCTGATTCATTGAGCATAGCACGGGCTCTTCTTCGATCTGCATTAGAAATTGTTCTTCCGTTAGCCATTAGAAAGTTCCTTTTCCACCGTTGTCGTTATACCTAAAAGCTCTTGCTGCTCCACCTTCGGCCATCCCCATGACTTCTTTCTCGGACACGCCTTCCATCTTAGCGACAATGTCTGGACGTTCTTTTCTCAGGGCTCTCTGACCTTCGTTCAAACCACCTTCGGCCATTTCCACATCATTCATTTGTTTAGCTTTGTTCATAAGACCCTTGGCCTCCGATTTAGGGATGTCCATCTGTTCAGACATCTGGTTTACCATTCTACTTTTAGCCATCAGAAAATCCTCACTTTAACAGCGCCACCCGTATACCGCTTTACAGACTTAACTCTTCTAGGCTTCCCTGCCGGTTGTCCTAGCCTTTTCTTTTGTGAAATCCTAGACCTTTTTTCAGAAGATGTTAACTCACTTGATGTCTTTGGTGTCTTCTTCGACACACGTTTACTAGGTCTACAGTAGGGCGTTCCTCGCTTCTCACCCTTTTTTCTGCCACAAGCTTTTCCCGTTCTAACATCCACCCAGTCTTCCTTAAACCAACGTTTAAGTGCCGCGCCCTTCGCTGTCTTACGAACAGCCATCAAAAAACCTTGACCTTGCGGCCACTGTGACGCGACATAACCGCACCACAACCGTTGGTCTTGACCGTGCCGCCTACAGCTCTTTTGGTTTTGTTGCCCCAATTGCTGGCGCCTACCTTACGGCATTTAGCAATCGCTCCGGAAGCATAGGCCGAAGGAAATACCTTGTACCTTGCTTTGACTTTCTTATAACAAGCGTCTTTTGCCATTAGCACTTCCACCTTCTACGAGCCTGCCGAATACGAGAATTTGGATCATTTCTTGTTTTGGCAGAACTACGTTTCAACTGTCCAGCAGATCTAGCGCAATAACTCTTCCTACGCTTCGCCGCTGCGCTTCCTTTTTTCACCTTACCCGTTACAGCCGTCTTGAGTTTAGAACCTGGGTTGGCTTTACGGTACGCTGCAACGCCTTTCTTAGTCATCCCGGCACCACTCTTGGTGGGGCGGTAATTAGCACCTTTGCCCCTTGTAGTGCGACTAATTGGTTTTTCTCGTTTTCTAGCCATATTGTTTCACGTGAAACATTACTTCTTGTTGTACAAATTATCAAAAGTCACCGAAGGGTCCATGTAACTGTCGTCAGATTCTGCGTTATGCATCCATTGACTTGGTTTAAAATCAGGGGCTCCTTCACCTGTTTCCCATAACGCGGGACTTGTTGTCCTAACTCGGTTGTTGGGTAATGCAATTATGTTACCTGTCCATTTTCCAGCGTCTGTAAGTTCGATCACATGACTTTGTTTATGCTGGGCGGGATCATCCGAAATAGAAGACTCCGTGTAATCAACCGTAAACATATATTTACCCGTATAAAACTCACCATCAATCTTACAAAGCCAAGGGCTAGAACTTGTTCTATCGTACACTATCACAGAATGATTTCTAGAACTACAGTCCCACGGCTGGGCATGGTGGGTCACCATTCTTTCTGGCCACTCCTCAAGTGGCGTATCTGCCACGAGGGCCGTGATAGGCATTCTAGCCCACATGGCACCCCCGTGGATGTTTTCCTCATCCGAATCGTCACTTTCACAGCCTGTAAAAATAACTTGAAAGCTTAAAGAACGATCTGGAATCGTATTGACTGCTATAACCATGGCATGGAGAAACTCTCCATGATACTTCTCGTGATTATGCGTGAACTCTCTTCGCACCCAGCAATGAAAATGCGGGATGTTGCTTTGCAAATATGGCATTACTTACGTTTGGCACCACCACGAGCAAAACCTTTTTTCTTCATGCCACCACGAGCGTAACCTTTTTTCTTCATGCCCATGCCGCCGCCCATCATCTTCTTGCGAGTGCCGGCTTTTTTCTTTTTCATAGCCACTTTTTTTCTCCTATTACCAGTTAACTGTTTAGGCATTTGAGAACGAGACATAGTCATCAAAATACCCTCGTATTTTTAGCCATACCACCATCATTTAACAACATACTCGTGTACTGATCTATGGTATTCGCCTTGTTCCTCTTTTTTAAAGCGGCACGCATGGCTTTTTGCATACCTCTATCAATAGAACTCAGGTCAGGGTTGCCGACTTTGGGCGCACCTCTTCTAGTCAAATGAATCTTACCAATACCTCTACCGCGTCTGCGGGTAGGGATCGTTGGTTTTGTTTTACGACTCAAAACACCCTCGTCTTTTCAGCCATGCCGCCATCATTGCGGTTTAGCAGTTCTTTTAAATTTTTATCGGCGCGGTTTTGTTCCACCAATTTTGCCGCCGCTTTCTTAGCCAGCCTAGAACCCGTTCGACCCTCATCATCACGAAACGCATCAAGGACTTTTATTGTAACATCCCTAGCTGCGGCTCCAGGGGATGCTTTTCCAAATACCCCTTGTCTAGATTGAGCAGAGGCTATTTCGGGTCGTATTGTCTGATCAAAAGCTTTTCCTAAACTTTCACTAGAAGAGTAAGACCCCCCACGAACCACCACTTGTTTTTTTGGTTTAGGAGCCTTCTTTTGTTGTGCTTCTAGAGTAGAACCCATGACTAATTCCTTTGCTGTCTATCTTGTTGTTCCATACGCTCTCTATTCACTTCTGCACGTAGGAGCGCAATATCTTCTTGCGAGTCCATTTTCTCTCGGACAAGCTCCTGACGATTGTCCTCTTTCTCTTTGTCAAACAGATGCTGCAGAGCAAACTCTTCGGACTTACGCTGTACGTCAGTAGCCTTGATATCAAGTTCTTTAGCACGAAGTTCTACGAGAGGGTCTACTTGTCCCTCCGGTGGAGGCATAAACGCAGCCATGACTTCTTGAGTATAGGTGGCTACCAATTCAGCGACCCTCGCCTCGGCATCCACCTGTGGCGGCTGTTGACCCATCTGCATAGCCTGCTCCATAGCCATCCTCATTTCAGCATCTGCAACGCCTCGAGCCTTGAGTGCAATATGCTCACATATATGCGCTTGAAGTAAACCAAACACAGGAGGTGATGAGGCTACAATAGGAGTCTGCATAAACACAATATGAGATGCTATATGCGAATCATGATCTTGAGTCGGGAACGCCTGCAAGGTCTCTTGTATGATTGACTTAGCGTTTTCAATAGCTGGGTCGGTAGGTTGCGGTGGCTGTGGCGTTGGTAACAAAGCCTCTATGTTGTCCACCCCTATCGCTTCATAAATGCGACGATACGCCTCATGCAAGTTGTGCATCTGAGGATTACTTTGAGCAAGTTGCAACTGTGTCTGTGCTAGGGCCAAACGTTGAGACATAGAGAAGATGTTCGGATCAGATACAGGTATGACATCTACCCTTTCATCAAAGTCAGCCTGCTTAATTGTCGCTTCTCCTCCATAGACATTATACGGGTACATTGGAGGGAGTGATTCAGCGAACACACGACCTAGCATCCTAAACTCTTGTTTTTGTGCATAATGCAGTCTTTTGTGTATGGCTGACATCACCTTTGATCCGCGCTCCAAAAGAGCAACGGTTGTTCCTACAGCAGCTTGTTGATTGCCCTCGCCCACTTGCATATCAGCTATGGAAGCAAACCTGCGGCCAGCATCTACAACAAATCCCAAAAGAGCCATCAGCGTCTGGCTTGGTTCCTTGTAGGGAAGCGGCAAGATGCTTTCTCGCAAAGCACCGCCGGGGACATCAATATCGCGAAACTCACCAGGAGACAGAGGCTCATCAGCGTCACGAATCCTAATACCACGAGCTTTAAAGCCAGCGGGAAGATTAGCAAGTGTTCCAGCATCGATCAGTTGCCTCAAGATAGAAGTTGCGGAACGGCCTAGACCACCAATCATGTGCAACAGTCCAAACCCATAGAAACCTAAACCGGGTAGAAACTTGTAATGTGCAAAGTACTGTATTTTTCTGTAATACTCGTCACCCTCGCGCCAGTTCCTACGGACAGAAAGAACCTTTGAACTTCCTTCATCTATCGTCACGATATAAGGAAGCTTGATACCTGTCTCTTCGCCGTCTATCGGATTGGTGTGTTCAAAACCCGGCAGATCTAGATCTGTGTGAACCTCAAGAATAGTGCAGTCCTGATCGTCAGCGCCTGTCTTCTCAACGCCCATCAGGCTACGTTCTTTCTCCTTCAGTTCATCGTCAGAGTCATACGCCGTAAGTTCAATATCACGATAGAACCCAGCCGCCTGAAACTTCCGCACATCATTCGTGTTCATGCGAATGACATGCGTGATACGGGAAGCAGAACTCAAATCAGTGGCGTTGTACGGAACGAGAAGATCATCAGCCGGCACAAATCGAGATACGGCCCTGTCAAGAATGTCATCATAGTAAATCTTCTTGAAGGCACTTCCAGCTAACGGGAGATAGAACAACAAACGATCCATCTCCGGATCATACTCATCCATAATATGAGTTATCTGGTAGTTCATAAATTCTTGAACACGTTGAGCCTGCATCTCAACATCAGGAGTCGCTGCACCAACAACCTGAGTTCGAACTGGACCAGAACTAGGAAGGAGTTCTCTGTAAGCCTGCGCCTGAAACTGCGTGACAGCCTCGGCTATAATCGGGTGGGTCACGCCACTGGAACCTCGGAAGGGCTCTTCGCGTGTTTCATACTTGACGCCCAAAAGATCTAGGCCATCCGTGTAGGTATCTTCCCACTCCTGACGGCCACTCTTGTCGTCTTCGTAATACCCAACGAGTTCTGAGGAAATATCCATCAGAACTCTCTCGTCCATGATCTCGGCTAGATTAGCATCAGGCTCTGTCTGAAGTTCTTCCGTGATCATCTCATCAAAGTTAAGAACAACGGACCCATCCTCGTCTTCCATCATATCGGTGGGTTCTTCAATCTCCTCAACCTCAATCTCTTCTTCACTACCGCCTAACGGCATACCTTGAGAGGGCATGGACGTATCTATTAGTGAGATAGGTTCTTTTGCCATTATTTAGTAACCCCTTTAAATTTTTCGAAGGTCCTGAGACCTCCCAATCCCAACATCCCCATCAAAACAGGCATCATCTCACTCATGTCCATGGCAGGGAGTTCTACAAGAAGTCCCGCTTGGGCTAGGCCAAAATGCAATATCGGCGTGACCACATAGGACCAAGCCAAAGCCACCCCACATGACCAACCGATAAACGGGCGCCAACCACTTACCCAGATGGAACGGTGAGCTGCTTCCGTTTTATTTATCTCTAGCTGCGCCACATCAATTTTAGCAAGATGAGTAGCAAGCTGTTTCTCTAGTTGCCTCTCCGCTTTCGCACGTGCTTCTTTGTCTTCGGGTAAGAACCGTCCAATAACATCTGTGACTGCGGGTAGTATGCTAGGTAATAAAGCTTGTATCATGATTTTTACCTAAAGATAACCTTCTATACCGGAGTAATCTTCATCTCCTGATAATGTTCCACCAACATCGCCGCCGCCATCATCTGGTGCGCCCATGCCCCCAAAGGGAGAACTCTCTCCATAAACGTCTGCTGCATCAGTATAACTAGGAGTACCAAAAATTCCTACACCCGGACCAGCAAATGGCGAACCTAACGATGCCACTCCCACAGGAATTGGAGTGGGAGGACCTAATGGTTGAGTTTGTACAGGACCTAGAGGTGGAAGACCTCCTGTAGTGGTTGGTGTTTGATTAACAGGACTGACTAGAGGATCCGGTGCTGATGGAACATCCTCTCCATAGTTTCTTTGATAGTCTGCTAAAATCGCGGCTCTTCCCAAAGGAGTGCTTCGTGATTCTTCCATTGCACGCTCTGTTTCAGTCGGAAAAAAGGACCTACCAAAAGGAATAAGATCTCTCGGTTGTCCTGTGACAAGTGCCTTGCCGATGTTTGCTAATATGCCAACAGGAGTTGCTATACCCGCAACTTTACCAAGGTTAGTCGTTAGGTCCAATAAACTCAAAGCACTTGTGGCAACGGTGGTGGGATTGTCTTTAGCAAAACTAAGTATACCATCAGGATCGTGACTGGGAAACATCGGCAA